GCCTTCCTGGCTCTGTTCCGCTCTTCACTGGTCAATACGTCCCACACTTCCTGAGCTGTGAAATGAGTATGATGGAGAGAAGAAATGTCCGCCCTTGGCAAATTCTCTAGTTCGGTATCCGTTACTTCCCCTGGAGTCATAACCTCTCCTGCTCGCCGGCCAAATTGCAGGAAGACGTTGTCATCTGTACACCAGTCGTTGTAGTAACCAGTATAGTCCTCGATGAAATGTCTCGACAATGCAGCCAATATTTGTTTTGTTACGGGCGCCAGTACTTGGTCAACCTTGTAGTACACGTAAGTTGCACCCGACACAGGAATCAACCTCGCTTGCACTCCAGTATTGTAATAATTGTACCATGTGTCCATTTCATCAAACTCCCCTTCCAGTCTATCTATTACAAGATATTCTGCGTCTGAGAAGACACAAGCCTCGTATTTCCCGAAGCCATTTACCAGCAATGCTGCGGGCACGGGGTAGCTCGCAAAACGTCGATTGATTGACTTGGGTATCATTTTTCGTTCATCACGCCTCACTTTTTCGTCATGTTCGTTAATTTCATCAGAGCTATAGCTACATTCGTTTATAGTTACATGTACCCCTTCTACATCATCATTATCTAGCACACCAGGTGCGCCGAAACGGTGTAAACCGCTTTCTGCATTAAGTATTTTCTGCTCTACAGTTTGTACATTACTTGCTACAGTGTTGCTAGTGCTACATTTCCTACTTATTATGGATTTGCCGATCATTATATCTCCTCTATTTTCGAATTTGCTCTGCAGATTCTTACTTTCTTTTAAAAACATCTTCTTTCTGAGAAACTCCTGTTCGTACTGTTTGCTCCTGGCAATCTTGTCCTTATAATACATGAAATTGTTTCGTAAAATAGCTAATTTTTCTGCGTTTGCCTGCGCAGATGATTCAACCCCTTCCTCGCCACTAGACTCGCCCATTACCAGAATAGGGAAACTTTTTCTGTCTAGCACTCCAGGGTCTACGGAAACTTTATACGTACTCGAAATCGGTATAGTATTTGGTGCTCTACTATCTTCTGTCTCACAATTCATACATTTGCCGGCTTCTGTCACCGGCTTGTTTTTTATTCCACACCCGCAGGACCAACCTGCTGCACGGCCTGCTGCGGCGGTAAAACTAACGCCGCAGCCACCCCGCCGCCACCCGGGTCTACCGGCGGCTGTGCTTGAACCACTGGGCCTTCCGGCAATCGGGGGGGTAGCTCCGCTGCGTCCATGCGAAAATGCTGGCCGGGTGCATTGTGTACTCTCCGCGCAGCAAATATTGCGGGCCTTGGGGTCAAGCTCGTATTTATTTTAAACTCAACCGGTTTCTTAACTCTAGTAAGACGCACGACAGGCCGGATCTTTACTACCCTCGATTGCCACTTCATGAGACTTACATTTGGCTTGCTAATACTTATATTTAGGATCTGCCCGTCGAGTACTGTGCGTAATTGTGGTAGCACGTGTGACCTGCCCTCGCGCCTACTTGATTCGTGCGGTTCCCA